AGTTACTACAGTGTTGTTGTTTATTGTAGATTTACGATTAATTAAACCTAACATATAGATATTATTTATACTTAAATTATATATATTTATGCTGTTTTGCTTAGGTTGCAAACTACCGCCGATAGACCGACTGCCGTATATAGTATGTATATGAGGTATATAGAGCGTTGAAATATTATTTTTAGATATAGGCCACCCCTTATATATATACCTAAAATCGCTAACTTTTCTGATTAATACAAGCATTGGTATTCCCGACCCTATACCCCTTGCATAATCCTGGCAGCGGAGCTATCCCCACCAGTGAAAGTAACCATGTAGGTCTTGGTCTTTTTTGGGTGACCTGGTTCACCTACTTCGTTACTGTGCGGTTACATTAGATGTAAAAAATAGTATACTGATGATTAATAAATGGTCAAGAGCGACCATTATGTCTAAGCTCTGGAGGGCAGATGGCTATACAAAATATGCTTGCAAAAAGTAGTTCTGGAGTCTCTGAAATAGAGAGACGAGTATTGAAGGCAATACCCGAATGGAAGAAGTGGACTAGGCAGCTTAAACAGGTCTATGTACTACTCCCCGTCTTTGGATCTAGTGACCAAGGTATTGAAGAGATGTGTGATGAGTTCGGCTGGAATAAAAAGAAACTATTTGAAAAGATAGAAGACGACCAGACATTTAGAATAAAACTTGCACAATACAGAGATACGGACTCCTACCCTATCTTTCCTGGATCTAAGAAAACATATATTAAGAAGTCACACTTAGATACTGTGTATGCTCACGAATCAGCAGTTCTTAGTTTTATGCACTTAGAGAGAGCAAAGGCTCAAGGTAGTGCTGGTGTCAACTTTGCACTTAAAATGATGGCTAACGGGTATTTAGAACACATGGAGCCTGTTTCTTCTAGGCCAGAGATAAAATACTTTTTAGAAGACGAAAGGCAACCTGGTATAGTGCAAGACAATGGCCATGTGCCAGAAGTTGATTACTCAGGAGATGGACTTCCTGACTTATGAGATGTGGTAAAACATATAAGAGGGTGATTACTATTCGTTGCACAAACGAGATATTCGCAAATGGATTATGTAAGAAACACCACTACTATCACATAAAAAAAAATGGAGTAAAACATGGCTAACCTATATGAAGCGTATCCTTGGCAAAAGGAAATGCACGAGTCAAAAGCTAAAATTAAATTTGTACAGGCTGGAAGACGAGCAGGTAAAACTAGATCATCTCTACAGGAAGCACTTAGGCAAATCAGAGAAGCATCAATAAACCCTATTGTGTTTCCAGGCAAGAAAGAAAAGCTAACAGCAGAACAAGCTGGACTTGTACCTCCCATACATATATGGACTGTTGCACCTACAAGAGCTCAGATGTTGCAGGTATGGAACGAGATGCAGGCCTTTATTCCGAAACACATAGTTCGTAAAACAAGAACCAAAGCACAAGCTGGTGGTAGAGGTGGTGGATTCAAGCAAGATGACCTTCATGTGTGGTTAGATTTAAAAGATGAGAAAGGCAACTGGTTACCCAACAGATGGAGACAATCTGTATTTTGGGAACTCAAGTCTGCTGACAACCCTGAAGGATTACAGACTGTAGGTCTTGATTTTCTACACATGGCTGAATCCCAAGACATCAAAGAAGCTGCGTGGAACAAAGTCAGGCCTACACTTAACTCACCTGGAAGACTGGGTAGGGCTATTGTTGAGGGTGTTCCTCCAGAGAGTTCTCAGCATTGGTTTGCAAGGAACTTTAAGATGGCAAAAGAAAACCCTTCTACGAGAAGGCAGGCTTTTCACGCATCAACCTTTGACAACCCCTACCTGACAGAAGAAGACAGACTTGAGATTGAGGAAGAGAAAGCATCACTTACTGAGGGAATATGGGAGAGATTCTACATGGCAAAGCAACCAGAAGGTGCAGGTAACTTTTTTAGAAACATTACAAAGGCATACAGCAAAGACGCTTACGAACTTATGCAGCCACTTGATGGTGTAAGTTATGTTGCAGGTCTTGACTTAGGTAGAGCCAACGATCCAACAGTTATGATTATCAAAGATAGAGTGACAAGAACATCTGTATTTGCTGTAGAACTTGCAAAGACTGATTGGTCACTTCAGGTAGAAACAATCAAGAATGAAGCTATTAGATGGAACATAGAAGAGGTTTATATGGACTCAACAGGTCTAGGTGGTAAGCTGGGAGAAGATGTGCTGTATCGTGAACTCCTTGAACATTCTATTCCTGTCATAGGTTTTAACTTTACACCAAGCAAAAAGTATCAGTTGTTCTTAGATTACGCATTGTCACTTGAAAAAGAGACTGTTGCATTTCCACAGAGTTGGGGTAAACTAATAAGTCAGTTAGAAGATATTGCTCATAGGGAAACGGCAAATCGAGGTCACCAGTTCTATTCGGTGTCTGGAGGTAGGGATGACTGGGTTGATGCAGAATGTTTAGCCTTAATGGCTTGTGATCCTGCACAAGAAGTCATGGAACTACTTACAGCTCCTAGATCAAAACGAGGTATTAAACCTCTAAATAGCAACTACAGAAGCAAGGGTTCAAGGATCTTGAGGTGGAGAGAAGAGAGAAAACTCCTTGCGATGGAAGAAGAAGGAACTAAAGCCTTATGACAATGAGTTATGGTTCGGGTGCAAACAGCAGTGTCAATCCTGAAGAAGAGATAGCACGAGAAGGTGCGAATCCGTTAGAAGAGCCTTTACTTACTATTGAGTGGGTAGAGAGCACACTTGAAAGCGGAAGAAGAAAATTTGACACATTCTACGACAACTGCGAAGAAGCCGAAGATTTTTATTTATCAAACTTTGATTTTTCAGTTCCAGAGACAGGTTCACAGATAAGACTTGGGACTGCAAGTTCAACAATCAACACACTTGTTGCTCATGTCACTCCACAATTTTTAGATATATCAGTACCTCCGCCTGGCCCGAAAGGTCAAGCGAGGGCAGAACTCTTAGAGAAGTTTCTCAGGGGTGCAAATCACATGCTTGAGCAGTTCTCACCAACAAGAAGAGAAACAGCAAAACACATGGCACTATATGGAGTTGCCTTTGAGAAAACAGAGTTTGCTGCTAACAGATGGGAAGAGTTCCCTGAACCACCAGAAGATGGTGACATTGGTGATTATCAAGAGCAACTACAAGATGTACTTAACAGAAGAAATATAAACTGGCCTATAACCTCAACTTGTGTAAATCCAAAGATGATGGTTTGGGATATAAACAATATACAGAACCCACGATGGGTGATGCACTTTTACGAAATTGATGCTTCATGGGTAAAAGCCCACTTTCCGTCATGGGATGGACCTGTAGAAGGAACAGTGGAATTTGTGGAAACCTGGACTCACAGTCAAGTATGTTACATGGCTGAGGGCAAATTCGCATTAGAGCCGAAGCGACACGGCTACAAGACTTTGCCTTTTACAATGTACTGGCCACACACAGGTCTTATGAGTGACGGGTATGATCCCGAAAAACTCTACAGAGGTATACTTCATGGTAACTTTGATATGCTTAGAGCAGAATCAAGACTTGCATCGCAGTACCTTGATATTGTTGGAAACAGTGCTTGGCCTACTAGAGACTTCAGAGGTCCTCCTGGTATTACAGAACAGGTAATGGAACAGTATGAAGAAACACCTGGTGCTAAGAACTTCTTACCTCAAAATGTAAACATTGAAAGAGCAATTACACCAGATCCACCAAGTTCTATTGTGGTTGCACAGCAGATGATGCAACAAGCTATTGAGGATAATACTGCACCTGCGGTATCAAGAGGTCAAAGACCAAAAGGTGCTGCAAGTGGTTATCATACGGCTGTTCTTGCAGGTATTGCTGCACTTAACTTTGGTGCGTATGTAGAAGCAGCACAGAGAGGATTACAAGATAGAAACGCAATCATATTGCACATTATCGAGAATGTGATTCAAGATAAGGTAACTGTATTTGGTAAAACAGAAACAGGTCCTATGGATGCAATCATAAGACCAAACGATATTAGAGGTCACTATGTAAACATGGTGCAACTTACTCCTACATCTCCAGAAGAACAGGAAAGAAAACTAAATCTTTACAATAGTCTTTGGAGAACAGGATTTATTGATCAAGATACTGCACTTAGAAAAGCAGGTGTGTCAAATGCACTTGAAGTAAGATCTAAGTTACTTGCAGAAGGATTCTTGAAGAGTCAGCAAGTACAGCAAGTATTGCAAGGTGAAGCGGCTAGAAGAGTACCAATACTGCAACAGTTAGTTGAAGCTAGTGGTGCAGCATCTGGACAAGAAGCAGAACAGATAGCACAGAATATACTTAACACTCAAGGACAAACACAATTACCAAACCCTGGTAACTTTAGTGCAACTAACCAACCTCAAAGATCTCCTGCGACAGAAAGGGCAAGAGTAGAGACGAATATAAGGCCTGTAGTTCCAGGTAGTTTAAGAGAACAAGATTTAGTGGGTAGACAGATAGCATCACCTCGTACTGGCAACAGAAGAGTACAAGGTAGAGATCTACCACCAGGATTAGGAGTATAATGGCAAAGAAGAAAAACACACAGATAGATATAGCTTTTGGAGAGTTTGACACGATGGTTGGCAAATTTTTAGAGCAAGCAAATATTTCATTCAAGGATGTTGTTAAACCTGAAATGCCAAAAGACAAACCAAAAAGAAAGCAAAACCCCTTGAATATGAACAACAACCCATTTAGGATATAAACATGGCAATATATAGAATATCTTTAGATACAGGAACTACATCAACAGTTAGTGCAGACAATAGAGTTGAAGCTATAAGGGAAGCACAAGAATTGTTTGGAAACAGAGTAAGAGCTGTTAATTTGCAATCTGGAACTCCTACAACTCCTTTTGCAGCAAATGAACAAACTCTTGCACCTACAGTTGGTGGTATTGATGCTATCGTTGGAAATGTTACTGGAACAACAACCCCTGCTGGAAATATACCTCTCATGGCACCCATTGGAGATCAAGAAAGACTTGAACAATTAAGGCAGGAGCAACTTGCTCAAGAAGCTGATAGATTAAGACTTCAAAGACTAGAAGAAGAGCGAAGGCAAGAAGAGCTAAGGAGAGAAAGAGAAGAGCAAGACAGACTTGCACAAGAAGAGAAAATTGAAAAAGATCCAAATGTGCGTGAATATCTTGAACAAACAAGGCAGGTAAATAACCCAATTTTTGATAGGATTGATCGTTTTACTGGTCAAATGACAAGAAGGCTAATTGATCAAAAAGAATCCCCTGGTGGCACAACATATAGACATTACCAATACTCATACGAAAGAGATGGCAGACAGATTGTAGAGGATGTTTTCATGCTAGTTGATGGTAATGAAGTAAATAGTTTTAGACCAGAAAGATCAGAAACTCCAATTACGGAGGATGCTTACAATAGGAATCCAAATATAACTTCACTGCAACCAAACGATTTGATTGTTACAGGCACAAAAACAGGAATAGCTGTAAATGATATACGAGAAGCGTATGCAAGAAATGGTAACTCTGATAGTGCAAACATTCCTGATTGGTTTAAAAATACTTTAGCACTTAGTGGTTTGCAATTTAGAGAAGACAACGCAGGAGATGATGACCAGCCGTTTTTTACATATAACTTAAGAGGTTTAGGTACTTCTCCAGGCTCTGACGAAATTGATCCTAGGACAGGAGAGACTCTTACTAGTGAGCCAGCCAGCCCTGAAACAGAAACACCTAGTGCAGAAACACCTTTAGCATTAGCAGGAGATGGTCCACAAAATGTTGTTGTTGGATCAGATAGAGCTGCTGGAACTCCTCTTGTCACAATAGATGATGTATCAGGAGAGTTTCTTGATTTTGATGTAACTGATGCTTTATCAAACTTTTTAGCAACATCACCTGCCCTTGGTTTAAATCTACCAGTAGATGCAAATGGTAACAGACGAAACATAACTCCAGATGATTTTCCTGGTTTTCCTCCTGAAATATTAGATCCAAACAATTTATTTATTAGAGTAACTGAAACTACATCGATTCCAGATGAAGATGGTAATATGATACCTGCAACTTCAACAAGAGTTGTACCAAACCCTGCTGTTGAACTTTTACTTGCACAGTACGCTGAAAGAGTAAGAGCATTGACTGATTTACAGGGTTCAGCAGATGATATATTACAGGCACAAGTAAGTGCATCTGGTGGTTTATTTGGAGGACCAACTGATTCTTTGGATATTATACAACTTGAAGATTTAGAAAGAGAAACTAGATCAATACAGGCTTCAGGTGGTAGATTGGTGCAAGAAAGAGTTTTTGATGCAGAAGGACAACCAACAGGACAGTTTAGAGAAGTATTAACACCTCTTGGTCAACAAGAACTTACTCAAGAAGCACTAAGGCAATCTGGTGGATTATTAGGTGGTTTTTACACACCTTTAGATGCAAGTGGTCAACCCCTTGAAGGTGGTGGTCAAAGATTTGTGCAAGGATTTACACCACAACAACTTCTGCAAAGACAAGAAGAAGAAGCAAGAAGAGCAAGGCAACAAGAACTTGAAGTGCTTGAAAGACAAAGAGAAGCAGAGTTACAGCTTGCAAGAATAAATCAAGCACCACAAACATTTAGGAATATTGCAGATTTATATTCAAACCCTGCACAGTTGGCTGCAATAGTAGCTTCAGGTGGCTCTCCTCTTCTTAGAGGTCAGTTGCCAGGATCTGTGCCACTACCGCAGACTGCTATGCAAACTGGTGCTATGACACCACAGCAAGCAAGTGCAACACCATTTAATATTACAAATCCAAGTGGAACAGTATTTGATCCAAACTTTGTGCCTGTTGGCGGAAGAACAATAGAAGGTGATCTTAGAAGACAAGAAGCAAACCCTTTTAATGTAAGAGATTTTTCTGGTATTACCGAGGACAGACTTAATAGGCTTACTGACATTGAACTTGCAAGAGCACAAGGTGAAGCTGCTGCTCAAGGTATAACACCATTAGGGTTAACAGAAATAGCGGCAGAAAATACACCTGGAGATACAGGGCCTGATCTTAGCGGTTTCTT